GGCTCCTGTCAGCTCTGTATCCATCTAGACAACTGGTTGTTTCCTTAGTCCAGTGATGTACAATAAACCAAAATAAGCCTTGAATTTGTTGGTTTGGTTTTGTATATTGCATACACATTATTAAAGGGTAGTTAAATGTCCGACAAGACAATCTGCATAGAATCCAGGTGCGATATTAGAGATATAGCAGTAGCTATTATCTACCTACGAAAGAAGAACTACACCATAACCACCAAATCAAAGCTTGTATCCGATGTAGTTTCGTCCTTTGCCGAGGCAGCCAGTTCTGTACTCGGAATTAAGAGACCTACATTTACTGAGGCATATGAGACCGTCAGAAGCGTTGGTATAGAGGCTTTCAAGATGAAGACGGGTAGAGAGCTTGCCTCGGCTATGGGACAGGAGTCTCTACAAGCCGAATCTCCCGACAAAGACGAGATTAACGAGAAGATAAGGAGGCTGTCGGAGTGATGGAACATAGTATGAGACTGTATCAAGCGTATAAACACCGACGGAAGGATACAATAATATGAGTGAATACTATCAGGGAGAGTTCCCCGAGTCCTGCCATATCTGTGGCTCTGACATAGTTCAAGAGGCTTTTGTGGAGCTCGTGTATGGAACAGAAGCTATGAAGCTCTGTCCCTTCTGCTACCGTCTCATAGAGAAACACGGTTCGGAAAGTCCAGAGTGGACAGCTCGGAGATACGAGAGGGATTACGGAACGGTACAGAGCTTCGTGGAGGTAGAATGAACCAGACAAACGAAGACAAAGTCGCTGCGGAGAGGGCTATTAGATATATGATGTTTGCGTTAGGGAGAAATACCAAAGTTCACAATGCCCTTCTAGCATGTAACTTCGGCAGAGCCATAGACGGACTTCGGGAAGCAATAAGTATGTATAAACGGATAGCTGATGGCCTGGAACTACATCTTATCAAGAAAGGAGGTGAAAGAAAAGTGGCTATATACGAACTAAAAGGGGACGACGGTACCGTTCTGGACACCAGAAATATGTCCTGGAGTTTGGCTGAGGAACTTAACAAAGCCCTTGGTGCGTCCGGCAAGCAATGGATACGGAAAAGTGAACAGCCCCCGGCACCGCCACCGCCAGACAGTTTTGATACCACGTCTACACCGACCCCGATAGTCGGTTCTGTATCTACAGCAGAGCAAAGGGGCCGACAAATAATCGATGACCTGGAACCTCATCCGGAGGAACGTGCTGAAGTCCCTCCGACGCCACAAGCACCGACGGAGCCTCAGCCAGACGCAGATCCCACTGACGCTCTCGCTAACCTCAAGCGTGTTATAGACGAGAAGGCACCAGAAGAAGAAGGAGACGAAGATGAAACACCTACTTAATGCTCTATTTGTATTACTACCGTACATAGTAGTGGCCGCTCTTGGCTATCTGCTATCAATATTGTAACATGCTTGTTTCGATTATCGAAACAAGCAAATCAAACACATAGGAGGCGATATGCCAGTTACCACATTTGGAGTAAAGGGCTTCCCCAGAGACCCGAAAGACCGTAAGATTAAGCTTAGCGACACAGCAGTCAAGGGAGAACTGTCTTACGACTTCGGTGGCAATCTCGAGGGAGCCGTTGAGAAGTTCGGTGAGGAAGTTGTCTACAGCAACTTCGTAGCCGGCGGAAAGGTAGTCGTTCAAGGCGTCGGCCGTGCAGTTATAGAGGCTGGCGGTACCATCCAAGAAGCTCAGGAAAAGGTCAATGGCTACAAGCTCGGCATTGCCGTTCAGAGAGTCAAGAAGTCATCTCTGGAAGCGGCAGCTGCAGAGTTCCAGGCCATGCCCCCAGAGAAGCAGAAAGAGTATCTTGACCGACTCACTGCGTCTATCAAGACCAGCAAATAACGTGAACGGAAGACCGAGTTCGGTGAAGGTTTTTACCTCCATTTCTCCCTAGCCGTCTCGGTCTTCCTTCTACCTACTCAAAGAAGGAGACTATAATGGAAAACGAAAACGTAGTAAGACTCATATCCCTACATCCGAAGTATGTGTCAGCGTGTCTGGACGGCCACTTCGACAGGGCGGTCGAACTTCACCGACAGATACTAGACCTCATATCGGAGGCTTCCCTGGCTGGTGAGCTGGAGGTAGCTTCTAATAGAGAGGCCGCAAGACTTCTAGGCGAGAGTCTAGCACCGATAATGTTTGTTCTATGTACAGAAGAACAAGGACGGGCTGGACACGTATCCAGGATTATGGAGGCAACTATAAGAATGGCATTACACAAGTTGCGCAAGATGATGGACGGCGGGGAGGTGGACAATGGATAAGCGAGAAGCAATGTACAGAATCGTGATGCTACATAGAAGGTTCACGTACTTATGTATGAATGGAGATAGCGAGAATGCTGTAAAGACATATAGCAAGTTCGTCGACGCTGTTGTAGATCTAGACAGTCAGAACTTCGAAATGGATATTCCCGCAACGAACTTGGTAAGGGAGCTTGGTAAGTCTTGCATAGACATAGCCGAAGTCTTTCTACCTAACAGTACAGATAGATTATCTCTCTACCAAGATATGGCTGGGATATCTGTGAAACTGAGGACAATCCATGACTAAACGAACTGGCATAATGTTACCGTACCAATATTCTTTGGCTAGACTGTCGAGGTTTGAGCCCCCTTACATAGTTCAGCCAAAGCTGAATGGTGATAGATGTAGAGCAGTACGGACGGAGAAGCCCTACCGTTACATATTATACTCTAGCCAAGGCAAGGTCAAGGACTTTGGTGTTCCTCATATAGTCTGTCGGCTGGCGGGACTGCTCCTCCGACACCACGATTACATCGAGCTGGACGGCGAACTCTATGTCCATAATGTATCTCACCAGAAGATACGGAGTATAGTGTCCCGAACTGCCAATCTACATCCGCTCTATACCCAGGTAGAATATCATATCTACGACATAATTGTAGATAACGTATGTCAGTGGTATAGAGCTAACATGCTGCATGCGCTCGAGAGAAGTATCACGGAGCCGTGGCCAATCAAGATAGTTCCTACTTATAGAGTTAAGGACGTAAGTCAGCTCAATATTCTATTCGAGAGCTTCTTACGCCGTGGCTACGAGGGTATTATAGTCCGTAATAAAGACGCCTACTACCAACGTAAGCGCACCACCGACCTACTAAAGCTTAAGCCTCGACTCGAAGATACGTTCAAGATTGTAGGTGCTACCGAAGAGATGTCTATCCACGGCGAACGCAAGCATAGCCTCGGTGCCGTTGTATGTACGACCAGAGCTCGGCGACCAGAACGCTTCAGTGTTGGTACAGGACCCGTACTCACATTGGAAGGTAGACGGAGCCTCTGGACAACACGAAGTAATCTTATGGGGGCTATAGCTAGAGTAAAGTACCAGGAGTTATCGGAACGTGGAGTGCCCATATTTCCGGTGCTCGTGGGTATAGAATAGAGAAAGGAGAATAAGATGGAGGACCTAGTGTATCCTCTCGTAGGTCTGCTTCTAGGCTACGCGGTAGGACGGCTGCTCCTCAAGGCTAACGAGCTTCGGAGACAGAAGAAAGAACATCGGACATTCTTAAACATGGAAAGGGACCTAAAGAGGAAGATAAGAAAACTCAGACAGGAGATGGACAATGGACATACTCCAACGTAACTACCCAATTCCTGTCCAACCGACCTGGGACATACACGATGCTACAAAACTAAATACATTCAAGCTCTGTCCACGTCTGTACTTCTTTGAGTACGTTTTAGGATGGAAGGAAGAGGCCGTTAATCTACATCTGGAGTTCGGTAAGGCTTGGCACTTGGCTATGAGACATCTGACTATCAATGGATGCTCCAGTAGCTCCATCGCCGAGGCAGCTGCGATGTTCAGCAATCACTACTCAGAATACTTCAGTACAGAACATGAGGAACAGAATGCACCTAAAAACATGGCCAACGGCATACATGCACTGGCTGAGTATGGTGCTCAGTATCCGAACGACCGTTTCACCGTGTTATTCACCGAGGTTCCTGGCTCCGTACCACTTGCCGAGGGTAAGACTCTACATTTCAAAATCGATGCTGTGCTTCGGGACGAGAAAGGTATATTCGCTATGGAGCATAAGACTGGCAGCAGGGACTCAGCGGCCTGGCGGGCTCAGTGGCAGACGGCTATGCAGCCGTCTCTCTACACACATGCCCTCCGCTGCCATTACGGAGACAGTGTCTGGGGCTGTATGATTAACGGAACTCTTCTCCGCAAGAAGGGAAACCTACATGTTCGGATTCCTATCAGGAAGTCCAACGAGGTTATGCAGACGTGGATGTGGAATACTATCAACGAGCTGGAGATGTTGGACTGGGAGTTCGGGAGACTGTCCACTTGTAAGATATCCGACCCCGTGATGTTCGCTTTCCCCATGCGGGAAGTGAACTGCACAAAGTGGTTTCCGTGTCCGTTCCTCCCATACTGCACGAGTCCAGAATGGACTAACCCTCTAACAAAGGCGGAGCAGCCCCCGTCAGGGTTCGTTGTGGACCACTGGAACCCGATGGACAAGAGGGAGGGAGCGGAGAAGACTATGGATTTATAAGGAGGAACAAGATGGTTGAAACAGCAACAAACGACGTTGCCGTAGCTACACCTGAGCAAGTCCGAGACGAACAGTCTCAGCTTCTGCATGTGAAGACGGCGCTGGATGAAATAGCCGACATATATTCCACAGACCTCAATAGAAATCAATCTACAAACTTCATAATCATAGGAGATATCGGCTCGGGCAAAACGTCCTTGGGTGCTACGGCCCGGCTCCCCTTACTCATACACTCCTTCGACCCGGGAGGTACTCAGGTGAAACAGCTCCGACCTCTCATACGCTCTAAGGAGAATCCTACCGGACAGGTGATAGTGGATACAAGATTTGAGATGGAGAACGCATTCGCTCCGTTTGCCTATAGACTATGGGAGTCCGAGATGCAGAAGCTAGTCCAGGCTGGTGTATTTGCCAAGCTCGGTACTTATATGATAGACTCTCTGACTACATGGTCAGCAGCTTGTGGGTATGAGTTCCTGAAACAGAAAGGGAAGTTGGCAAGTAGAGATACCAGCTACGGGTACTTCCGTATTGTACTAGATACTATGGTCAACGAGATGGTAAGGCTGGCTGCGTTACCCTGCGACGTAATCGTAACCGCTCATATAGACTATGACAAGAACGAGATAACGGGCGAGAAGTTTGCGCACCCTATGGTAGTTGGGCAGTCGAGAGTGCGTATTCCTATAGTATTCGATGAGATCTATTTCGCTATGGTATATCAGCAATCGGAGGGTAACAACGTACACTATCTACTGACCCAACACGACGGTATATACAAGGCGGCTAACCGTCTCGGGCTGGACAAGAGAGTAGCCCCGAACATCAAGGAGCTCTTGAAATCAGTCGGCAGGAGACATGAAGACTTACCTGCGATTTAGGCAGGTGCGGGACAGGGGTTAACGGCCCGGGGTCTAGCCTTCCTCGTTAGATAATAGCCCTGGCTGGTACATTGGCCGTATAAACCGCCAGCCATGTCCCGTATAATCAATCCCTTGTTTCGATTTTCGAAACAAGCAAAATTCAATAACTTAACTAGGAGGAACTTATGAGTTTCTTAGACTGTAATCTTCGTGATGCTAAGGTACTCCATACTGTAGAACCAGGTAAGGAGTACAGACTCCGGATTGTGGGAGCTGAGGAGAAAACAAGCGAATCAGGGCGTCGGTACATCAACGCCCGAGCCATATTTGTGGACTACCCTTCTGCTCTGCCAATCTGGTTTCCTATCTTCGGCGTTAGCCCCGACCAGGACGACTATGCCAGAGCAAGGGCGGAGTCCGACCTGAAGACTCTTGCGTTGGCTCTCAACTACCCTGGCGAGGATGGGATAGACGCAGACATGCTCAAGGGTCTGGAAGGTACGGCAATCGTAGGTATCAGAGAGTATGAAGGAAGGGAACAGAATACGATAACCAGATGGGTAGCGTCGACAGCCCCGCCCCCAGTGCCAGGAGTGCCATCAGCCTAAACATTAATGCGGGAATAGAGCGGCGGGCTTCTAAAACCACTGAAATTACGCCGTCGCTCTCCCTTCCCGAAAGGAGGGACAATGTCCAGACATCGAATCGCTGTAGAATTATCCGACGAACAGTACGAGAAGTTTGTAAGACTAATCCCTTACGGGGCGATGTCCGAGATCTACTCCATTATCACGGACGACCTCCTCGGGCTGTTAGATACTGCTACTCCCAAGGAACGGCAGATGATTCTTGGAGCCGTGTCTATGCACAAGCTCGGCCTACGGGAATACTCGCAGCTGTTCAGTCAGTTCAGTAAAAAGAAAGCCAGGAAGTCCCATGGCAAATCTTGATAATATGAAACCGAGTATATCTTCTATGCTCTTGCCTGAGGCTCGAGACCTGGTCTCTACACTCCGCCATAGACGTCGTGAGGCCAAGGCTTTCGGTAAGCCCAAGAAGGAAGTGAAAAAGAAGGACCCCATACTGAAGATGTCGTTGGAGGATAGGAGAAAACTCTACGTAATGCTAACAGGAGAGGAACCATGATACAAGACACGATACGAGTATCTCGGGAGGTATTCAACATATTAGTAGGCATGTCCGACCAAATAGAAGCGAATAGGGAAGCCGTAACGGCCGTGAGCAACGGCCAAGATACACTGGAAATTATCGGGTCTGTATGTCTGGTAGTGATAGTGATATGTTTAGTAATTCTATTTGTAAAACAATCAAACTTTGAAGAGGTTGAGGAGAATGGAACTAGCAACGATTAACATTTCCGATATAGAAGTAGGGGAGCGGTTTCGGGTAGACATAGGGAATCTAAAGGAACTTATGGTGTCCATCCAGGAGGAGGGACTGATACAGCCCATAGCAGTAGCTAGACAGACGGAGCATAAGTACAAACTTCTAGCTGGCGGCCGTCGTCTCCGTGCCTGCCAGGAACTGAAGATGGAAAGTATCCCTGCTCGTATCTATCCTAAAGAACTAAGTGAATTGGACTCCAGAAGTGTCGAGCTGGCTGAGAACATCTACCGTAAGAGTCTGCGTTGGTCTGAGGAGTCCAAACTCAAGGCGGAAATCCATAGACTTCAGATAGCTAAGCATGGCGAGAAAATATCTAAGAACCCCGACGACACAGGATGGACTAAGGAACAGACTGGAAAGATATTCGGGATAGGAGCGTCGTCCATAAGTGTCGACCTGGCTCTAGCAGCGGCGTTAAAGACCTTCCCGCAACTAGCAGACGCCAAAACCAAGAAGGACGCTATAAAGTTCTTAGAGAAAACGAGTACAGACTATACACGTGCCCAGAAGGCCAGAGAGATAGAACATCGAGATGCCAAGACACCCGAGGATACTGTCCGAGAGAGGATAGCCGCCTCGTACATACTTAAGGATACGCTTCTCGGTATGTCCGACATTCCCGACAACAGTGTGGACTTTATAGACGCCGACCCTCCGTATGCCGTAGGTAAGGAAGGTTCTGGATTACACGGAATAAAGAAGACGTCGGGCGGCGGACTCTCTGGTACGGAGGAATACACCGAGGTGATAGACCATACCGAGTACCCTAAGCTTCTGAAGTCCTGGTATAAAGAATGCGGTAGAATACTTTCAGATACTGGCTGGATGATAGTGTGGTTCGGACCTCAGTGGTTTGACCAGACGTTAGGGGCTATACGCTTCGGAGGTATACAGACCCGTCATATGCCCTGTATCTGGGCGAAGGGCGGCGGACAAACTAACGTACCCCAGATATACTTGGCCAGTGGATATGAGCCATTCTTCTACGGCCATGGTGGTCGGGGTAATATAATCAAGCAGGGAAGGGATAACGTATTTAGCTTTAAGCCTGTAACCCCGACTGGGAAGATACATCCGACGGAGAAACCTGTCGAGCTAATGCAGGAGATTCTAGCTACGTTTGTAGAGCCTGGTTCGAGAGTGTTCGTACCGTTCCTCGGCAGCGGCAACACCCTATTGGCAGCCAATAACCTCGGCATGTCGGGGTTCGGTTTCGACTTAAGTAAGAACTACCGAGACGCTTTTGTGGTTCGTGTATACGAAGGTAAGCCCAGAAACTACAGAAGTTACTGACAATTAGGGAGGAAAGATGGACAAAGGTGTTATAGCTGTATTGTGGCTCGTGGTGCTTCTCGCTATCGGAGCTCTAGGTATAGTACTTCTAGCCCATCACGGTGATATGGAACGTAGTCATAACCTCATTCTCGAGAGGCTGGAGGTAATTGAGCAGTACGCTAAACCGAGTTCGCATTTGAGTATCGAGACTCTTAAGAGGGCTTCTGGAGTCTCAGCTATCCAACTAAGATACTTACGGGCTCTGGCTCGAGCGGAGTCAACTTCCGCTGCCAGAAGAAGAATGGCGGTAAAAGATACTTTGAGGTGAAGCAGTGAATATCCAAGTCCCAGGCATAGGCCCTCTCGACGCTTCCATTGCTATAGTGGGCGAGGCTCCTGGCGCCGACGAGGTCTACCACCGTAGACCATTCGTAGGACCAACAGGCCAGGAGTTAGACCGTATCCTTCGTGGTGTCGGTATAGTTCGGGAGGAATGCTACATCACTAATGTTATTAAGGAACGTGTCTCTAAGGACAAGACGGGAGCTATCACCGGATTCATAAAGCTCAAGAGGTCTGACGCTGATACTACATCGGCGTACAAGGAATATGAGGAGCTACTATACCAAGAACTCAGGGAATGCAGAGCCAATGTTATAGTCCCTATGGGGGGCATAGCTCTATGGGCGTTGGCTCGTAAGGTCGGTGTAACTAGATGGAGAGGCTCCATACTACCGTCGGTTTCCTTGTCTCCTTCTCCCAAACGGATAGGTGAGGGTCTCTCCTCTAGTGATTATGTACGTAAGGTCGTGCCTACTATCCACCCAGCTACAACACTTAAGTACGGCGCGGCGGTGTCCTCGGAGACGGGCAGAGGGTTCAGTCCATACTTATACAGATACTACATCGCACATGATTTGAAGAAGGCTCTGAGCGAGAGCGGATTTCCCGAGATACAATATAGAGACAGAACATACCACATAGCTCCCACAGTGGACGAGGTAAATAGATATCTAGACCTGTGTATGAATGCGGATAGAATAGGCGTTGATATTGAGACTAGCTACGGTCAGATAGAGTGCATATCCCTCTCGCTCAACCCTACCAGTAGTATGTCTATCCCGTTTTTCTGGGACGGCCAGGAGTACTTCGATCTGGACACCGAGACCGAGGTCTGGAGACGCATAGCCAACATTCTCGAGAACCCCAACATTGTCAAGATAATCCAAAATGCTATGTTTGACTGTACTGTACTTCGTTCCCGTTACGGTATCAAAGTACGTAATATAGATGACACTATGATAGCCCATGCGGTAGCATTTCCCGACCTCCACAGGTCTCTTGAGTTTATGACCAGTGTCTATACCGACGTACCGTATTATAAGGACGAAGGTAAGATATATTTCAAGGGTGGATACTCATCTCCGAGGGACTTTGCTATATATAATGCTAAGGATAGTATAGTCCTACACGAGATTATGGACAGTATAAACCACGACCTCGAACGTACAGCTAACACGGCTGCGTACCGTCAACAGGCGAAGCTAATCGAGCCTCTTATGTACATGGAGGAACGAGGCATGAAAGTAGATGTCGAGAGGCTCGAGGTCGAGAAGAAGCGTATGCAGGAGATACTACAAACATCTTCGGATAAGTTCAAGTCCCAATGCGGCTACGACATCAACCCTGACAGCCCTAGCCAGGTAATGGAATACTTCTACGAACGAAAGAAGCTAAAGCCATACGTCAAGAAAACCAGCGATGGTACCTGGGTACCGACGGTGGATATCAAAGCCCTGAAACGGCTCTCGGCCAGAGGATATAAGGAGGCACACACGCTACTGAAGTTCAGAAAAGCCGCCAAACTCATACGCACATACTTCGAGGTTACACTTGACGACGATGGTAGACTACGTAGTAGGTTTAATCCGGCACGCACCGTAAGTGGTAGGCTTAGTTCGTCTACTACCCTTGAGGGTACTGGTACTAACATACAGAATCTACCTCAAGATATGAGACAGTTTATTATCCCTGACGATGGGTATCTGCTGTTCAGCGCCGACCTTAGCTTGGCCGAGAAACGAGTCGTGGCGTATGTAGCCCCCGAACCCAGAATGATTAAGGCTTTTGAGGAAGGCATAGACCTACACTCACAGACCGCAGCTCTCATCCTGGGTAAGCATATAGACGAGATTAGCAACGAGTCCCGTTCCTGTTCCATCGGTAACGGCGAGGAGTCCGAGAGATTCTATGGCAAGAAAGCTAACTTTGGTCTCGACTATGGTATAGGTCCCGCTAGATTTGCCCTCGAACTGGAGATATCTCAGAAGGAAGCCAGGACTCTAATGGACATGTACTTCGCTGCATATCCAGGGATACTACATTACCATACTTGGGTTGAACGTAAGTTGTCTGAGGACATGACCCTCACCAACTGCATGGGCAGGAAGAGGCTCTTCATGGGCAGATGGGACAAGAGTCTACTCGACTCCGCTTATGACTGGATACCACAGTCCACTGTGGCTGGTATTATCAACGAGTATGGACTGGGGGCTATGTACTACGACCAAGACACTTTCGGCCCTGTAGAGCTGCTCAACCAGATACATGATAGTATAGTATTTCAGATACCCATATCCATAGGCTGGGAGGAGATGGCCCGAGTTATATGGGATGTAAAGAAAAGTCTCGAGGTTACTCTTAAATGGGAAGATAGAGAGTTCGTTATACCCGCAGACTTCGAGGTGGGTCTGAACTTCAGGAAGGGCAGCGAGGAGAACCCCAAAGGTATGTATAAGATAAAGGTGAATGAGTATTTACCGAAGATATTAGAGGAGAGATATGCGAAGTTACAATCGAAGGCGGTATGAACCAGCCCCTTGTTTCGATTATCGAAACAAGCAAACAATGATGGAGAACTTGTGTCGGAACGAAGACTGAACAACTGGCTAGACGGATATTTGGAGTACACTGATAATACAGAACCTCCGGAAATCTATAGACTCTGGGTGGGAATCTCCGTTGTAGCCTCCGTTCTACAGCGTCGCTGCTTCCTTCAGTGGGACTCAAAAGTATATCCGAATATGTATATTATACTCGTAGGTCCTTCTGGGAAATGCCGAAAGGGTACCGCCATGCGGAGCGGTCTCGGCTTCCTACGGGAGCAGGATGTAACTCTAGCTGCCGACGCCACGACCAGAGAGGCTCTCATCAAAGCTCTGAAGAACGCCAAGTACAATGACCAAGATGCGGACGGCCGAATAAGAGTACACTCGTCTCTAACGATATTCAGCCAGGAACTTACAGTGTTCTTAGGCTATAGAAACAACGAACTTATGTCAGCCCTTACCGCCTGGTACGACTGCGATGACGAATGGATATATAGGACGAAGCACCAGGGCGTAGACCACATAGTCAATGTATGGGTGAATCTAATAGGAGCTACTACTCCCGAACTCATCCAGGCTTCTATGCCGCAGGAAGCCGTCGGTGGAGGTTTGACTAGTCGCATGATATTTGTGTACGCGGCCAGAAAGGGTAAGAATGTACCGTACCCTAAGATGACTGAAAGAGAAGCGGAGCTCCGACAGCTTCTGAGTATAGACCTGAAGACCATATCTATGATAGGTGGTGAGTTCGCCGTGTCCGACGAATATCTCGATAAGTACGAGACATGGTACAGTGAGTTAGAGAAGAACCCTCCGTTCGATGACCCTCGATTTAACGGATATATGGAACGAAGGTCGGTACATTTGAGAAAGCTCGGTCTTATTCTCAACGCCTGTAGAACGGACTCCAGAGTTCTCGATATTGAGGACTTTGATAGAGCTCTAGAAATTCTCGAGTACACCGAGCGTTCTATGAGACACGCCTTCGGAGGCGTCGGGCGCAGCGACATATCGGATCTCATGTATAGTATACCTACATATATAGCTAACGAGGGACAGGTGCTGATGTCGCGGTTGCTACGGAGGTTCGCACTAGACGCTGAGGAGTCGGACGTAATAAAGGTCATAGCCGCTCTTGAGCATATGAAGGAAATAGAGTGGTACTATACGGACGACAAGAGAGATAAAATAATAAAGTTTATAGGTATGGAGGAATAACTAATGAAACAGGGATATATAAGTATCGATGAGGTTATAGAGAAGATAAGAAAAGCTCATTCTAAATTCTGTGATACACATGCTGTAAGAGAATTTTATGATGAGTTTGAGAATGAACTCAGGCAAATCCTCAACGACCATTTCATAACGATAGAAGTTGAGGAATTGACCAAGAGGATACTTTACTCTATCGGAATAAGCGATAAAGGAGTATCTAATCTTATCGAACAAGCAATTACTGGATTCATATCACCGACTCCAGAACGTAAAACGGAGGAGAACCAAAATGAAGACAGATAACTTAGATTCTGACAACGCAAAGAACGCCCTCGACTATCTTCTCAGGAACCACAAGATCTCAGAGGAGCTACTCGAGGAAGCCTTGAACAACGGCCCGGTATGTCTACAGGACGCAGCAGACCTACTACACACCATAGTATGCACTGAGCACGACTCCGAGGAAGGTGGCCCTTGTAGATACTACATAGATAGCAGCTGGTCTTCACTAGCACGTAAGTACTGGCTCGACGAGGTTCGCAGTCTTCAGAGCCAACTCAGATGCAGCGATAGACAGATTCTGGAATACATTCGGGAAGCGGTTGCGTACTACAGAGACCATGTCCAGACACATCAGGAAGCTTTCTATATTCTCGCATATATCCTCGAACGTAGACCGTTGGAAATCCCTTATTTCGATAATCGAAACAAGCAAAACAACATAGGAGACTCGGAATGACAACAGCACGGACATTGCAGGCTATCTCAAGGAAACTACAGGAATTAGTCCAGGAATTCAACGACGGAAGCCGAGTCCTTTCTCCAAAGGAACGAGACTGCGTAGAACACATCGAAAGGGCTATCTCGTGGGTGATACTGGGCGACGACAGAAATAAGCTTATGGAGATGCACAAGGATATAAGGAACTCGGCTCTTGTGTTCGATGACCTACGAAGGAGAATGACGCATATAGAGAACAGTATACTCAAGCTGAAATCGGATATCTCTCAGGGATGTACGAGGTTGTAGGTGCTACTTAAGCCTTCTATATCTATAGAACGTCGGCAGTCTGTTTATCACTGAACTTGTTAGTACTTTTCTCTGCATCGGTGTTAGATATCTATACTTTGCCGACTGCTCAAAGCTTTCCCTCGTAAGTCCTAGCACAGCTGCGTCGTCCCATAGCTCTGCAGGAACCGAGAGGTTGGGCGCCGGAACTACATCAGGGAAGTATTCGGCGCCCTTTTTTCTTGCTTTCCTGAAGAAGCCCTCACCGAATACATGGTTAAGAATCCTATCCACGCACCTTTGTCTATTAGCCCGTAGCGCCTCGTCCTCTCTAGCCTGTATCTGCAAGAGTAAGTCCTGGCGAGCTTTCTCCATAGGCTTTGTACCTGCCAAGAGCAGAAGTCTGTCTGGCCAGTCAGCTCTATATACTCGTCTGTTCCGACTATCCTTAGTCCATCCATCACTAATACAAGCGTCTATGAACTGGTCCCAATAATATAGTGCAGGCATAACGCCAGTAACTATGTCAGATATCGTCTCTCTTCCCAATACGTACTTATGCTGTTCGGCTATAGGTTGAATCACTAATTGATATAGCTTATATATGTCGGCTACAAATGGGCCGAAAGACTCTCGTGCTGTCCTTGGAAGTTGGTATATAGCCGGCGCTGTAATATCCGACTCCAGTACCGCTCCGGTAATTCCTCGTCCGTACTTCGGGAAGTACTTGTCCACCCATTCCTCAACACTTATACTTCCCATATTCGGCTCGTCATCACCGCTTGGAAGCAGCCGCCAACCTAGCAGTAGCCCTATGATAGGAATACTCTTTATCATAGCTACAACTCCCCGCATACCGCCGATTGTCAGCATGTAACCACCATATCTAGCCCAATGCTTACCGCTGAGCATGGTCATCATCTCTAGTTCCTTCACCGTATAGGTTCTGAACTGCCCAAGTAGCTTACCTGTAGGACTTCTGAGAATCCTGGGGATGTCAGCCGTATTGTACATGAAGTTCTGAAATCTCACGCCTTGAACGGCTGCCTCTCTGGCAGCGTCCTCAGACAGACCTTCTCTTCTAGCCATAAGATAATTAGCACACAGACCGACAGTTCTTACCGGCTTCTCAACCGATTGAAACGCCCATAGTGCCGACGTCTTCTTCAGCGAGCCTCTGTAACCACCTTCCATGACAGCGAACGTCGGAGCCACTCGTGGGAATAGGTCTTCGACGAGTGCCTTACCCTCTGATGTTCGGCTGAATATAGCCGCATCTCTCATTATCCCTGTCCCTGTCCATACCCATGTATGGTACATACCACTTATGTAGTTAACAAACGCAGCTACTGGTCTGTACCCTAACTTCATTTTGGCCTCGGTAGTCCTTACCCGCCCTATCCATCTAGAGTATCTCATTCCTCTACCGCCGAACTGATAGTCTACACCTAACTTTGGTAGGAAGTTATTCAGCCAGTCCTCGGCTGTCTCGACAATTTCATCAAGACGTCTATCACCCTCGTAGTACTTACCCTTAGCATCTTCGAGCTGGGCGAGCATTTCTTTCTGTAAGTTCGGGAACTCTCGGAATTTAGGGAGTGCCCTCCTCACATCTTCTATAACTGGGTCCAATGCCATCTTCTTGTGTATTGCATAGGAGTAGGCATACAGAGAATCAAATATATTCTTCTCGCCTTTGAGAACCCCCTTACGTTTCTGTAGAGGGCCAGCCATCTTATACCCTGGCTTAATCCGTGCAACCCCTCGAAGAGCTTCCTGTATGTCCTCCATATCCTTGTCGAGACTTCTGTAGAGCTTCGTTCTTAGAGCTCTATACGCCGTAGCATTCATCCACTCGGCATAGTCGCTGTAGCTACTAGTCTTCTCTATAAAGAATTCCTGGTTCTTCTTAATCTTGTGTTCAGCCATAAACTCCTTGATTTTCTGAACTGTCTCCGGCTTTGTCATAGCATAGCCTATTGTACCTTCCTTAGTACGAATTCTCCAGTTTCCTTTCTCGATGTTAGTAATATAGTCGTCGAGCAGCCAACTATCTATATCCTTATATCCTTCGAGGGCGGCCTTCAGTTGGTCTCTATGTTTACTACCAATACCAGCCAAGTCCCCCTGCGTAAGTCCTGTATCCAGTGCCTTATCGTATAGATCTGCTATAGCCTTGGGCATACGCTTTCTGAACATCGTTCTCTTGTAGTCAAACAGCAGTTCCTTCATATAGTCAAAATAGTTAGCTACTTTACGAGCTAGTTCCTTAAGAACTGGGTCCTTTACTTCCCTGCCAGCTCTATAGTCTCGACAGGCCTGTCCTGACTGAGCCTTCTGTTCGTTGGTGAGACCTCTCTCCATAGCTCGGAACGTAGATTGGTCTAGCGTTTGCATAGCCATAGCGACAGTCTGAGCATCACTAACGCTAAATATATGGTCTACGGCTTCCTGCACCAAAGCTGCATTCTTCACATCGCCAGCTTTCGCAAGCTTATTGACCAACCTCATAGCCAAGAAATACGGCGATGTCAGAGGAGCGAACATTGATAGTATGTCTTTGGGCTTTCTGACCTCGGTAATAATGGGGCTGCCGGTGAGTTCGGCCTGGACATTCTCGCCTTCGGGTTTACGCTTGAGACCTACTATGTCGGCCGACGTAACTTTCCTCTCGACAGTTACTAAAGTATCATGTCTCTCCCCGCTATGGTTTATTACGAGAACCTCCTCCTTCCTGAACCCTCTACTAGCAGTCATGCCAGAGGTTTGCCATCCGAAGCTTATGACTAAGCCGCCTGGAGCTACAGCCCGAGCTATAGCGTCCTTTCTCGCCGAGACAGAACCGCGGGCCCTTAACTTAGCGGAAACCCCGTACGACGTCTTGGCCTGTCTAGCAGAGTACGGAGGGTCATATAAGACGCCGGCTAGCGACTCCCTATCGAAGGTGTTGAGGAAATCTAAAGCTTCCATATGGTGAGTCGTAGGTTTCTCGGGGTTGATGTCATTAGTGAACTCGGCTGGACTGTTCTCCCCGGCAAATGGGTCAGCCCATCCACGGCCGCCTTCGGGCACGTATCTACTGAGAAGTTTCTTCACTGGAGGCATCTTGAACGTATGTTTGGTAGGGAACGCCCAGGCCATCGACATCTTAGGTTCCCAGAACGTGGGAGTGTGAGTCTGTCTCTGCTTAATCCACTTTCCTCCTTTCCTGTATGTCGCAACCCGAGCCTTACCTACTTGGCCCTCGCCCTTAAGCCTCTTCGTTATAGTTCCCTGATAGAACTCCTCACCGAGAATAGTAACTACATCATCGGCCGTGGGCTTGGTGAAGAGATGCTTTACGTACAGCCAGAAGCGTTTGAGCCAAGCTTCTATATCGGCCTTCATGGTTTTGTTCGAGACTCTATCGGTGAAGTATAGACTGACGGACTTGACAAGGTTCTCCTCCTCTGGGTCGCCTCTCCTTATCTGTTCCTCAGTTCTGGGCACAAGTCTTATACCCTCCTGAACTATATCAGTACCCTTAAGAGCTCCAATCAGAATATGTGCGAACTCTTCAGGTGGAGCGGACAGGTCTCCCTCCTTAGCCCATATGGCTATCTTTCTACCTATTAGGGACGCCCCCATCACTTCCTCTATCCGTCCTTCGGTGGGCTTCTCCTCACTAAGCTTCGTAACATCTTCTCCCTGCCATGTTACGAATACCTTTTCCCATTCTTCGGTTGCTATGTCTGGATAGAGCTTCCTGAGTCTGGATATAATCTCCGACTTCAGCTCTGGAAATTCGCTCATCAACCGACCAGCTATGCTAGTTCTTGCGTACGCTATTCCCGAATCTTCTATATCCTGTACATCCTTTGCCGTAGGCTCTCTCTCTGCTAGTTCTTCTGCCGAAACCTCCGGTGGTACTGCTAGTTCCTCGGCTTCCTCCCACTCTCTCATCATATCTTCCTCAGCTATTCTCTCAGCTTCCCGGGCCTTAGCTATAGCCACGGCATCCGTTAGGTCCTTATCCTCTTTAGGAATTCTGCCCTCTCGTCGGGCTCGAAGCTTCTCCTGCTCTAATCTGGATTCCTCCGCCATACCCTTCTGTTCAGTCTCATACATACGTTGTTCTTTCAGAGATGCTACAGTCCTTCTGAAGTCATTGAACTCCTCCGGCGTATCAAACATGTGTCTAATTATCTTAGGATTCCTGGCCATAACCACCAAGGAATTTAGCTTACTGTTAATCGCAGCTGGACTACCTCCCTCCTCGATAAGGTCGATGAGTCCCCGTAGTTCGTATTCAGGGTCTAACGTAAGGTCTATGCCGGCGGCTTCGGCCTCTTCGGGAGTGGGTTTGGGAGCTGTAGCTGGGGCACCTTTAATCTCCTCGGGCTTCTTCTCGGGAAGGACCTCCGCCGCCGCCTTAGTCGGTTCTGGAACCGTCTCCTCAACCTTGGCGGCCTCGGCCTCTTCCTGGAGGTTCCTTCGGAGCTGGCTTCTTAGCCTTAGCAGCTTTCTCCGATTCGCTACCTCTGACTTCATCCTCTTTCTGTTCCGGAACATAGCAACAAGTTTTGCATTATCTGCGGCTGCCAATTCCTTCTCTGTATAGTTGAAGTGCTCTCTCAGCATATCCCTCATCTCCTCGGCAGCCCTCTGTTCACCAGTAAGCCGCTCCGTCTTTGCTGGTGCCGCCGGAGCTTCCAGAACTTCCATAGACCTAGCTACGTTCTCTGCTTTCGTAGCGGCCTTAGCTCTAGCCGCTTTAGCTTTCCTCTCCATCATAGCGTTTATTTCGTCTATAACCTCCTGCTTCTCCTGTGGCGACGTGAGCCTTTCATGTATCTTAATACCGCCCCCAATTAGACCTCCAAAGAGAGCTACATTACCAGTTACGGGCCCGAATTGCTCTAAAAGCACTCCTTTAGCCGTAGGGTACTCCTCCAAGCCTTCCTCGGCCATAAGCCTCTGCTGATTGTAGTTAGTGTAAAGTTCTGTTATCTGTTCTGATGTCAGAGTTCCAAGCATTCTCCCGAGAGCTGTTGTCCCTCCTTTGACTATAGCCGGGGCTTTTGTTACAGCAGGTAACAGAGCTTTCGCAGCCTTCGATAGTGGTTTACCTACCGCACCTTTAAGGATACCGAAGCCTAGGATATTACCTATAGCCTCTGGAACCGCCTCGTAAGCTCCCGACTTAGACGCCAGATTCTCGTAGTCGTTGACCTCAACTATTCTACGCCACTCCCTCACGGTTAACGGTACACCACGCTCTTTTAGAGAAGCTATATTGGCTGCATAGAACAGAGAGTCCAGAACCTGGTCTCTTGTAGCTCTATAAGCTACACCAAACGAGGCTGCAAATGCAGCGGCGGCGCTTGAGCCCGGGACTGGTATCGGTAAAGTAACGGCACCAGCTCCAAGGGCTGCTCCCGCCGTTGCTAAAGTGTATCCAGAACTTGGAGCCATCTTTGCTATGAATTTCATATAGGAAGGGCTCCGTTCCTGGGTATACTTTTTCATGTACTCGGCCTCGCCAGACTGTCCAAAGTCAATAACCCTGTCTATCCAGGAAGTCGATGTTCTATCTGGGTCTCCACCACGGATAGCTCGACCAAGAGTCTCTACAGCCCCCTTAGCCATACGGACTGGAGTTTCGGCGGCGAACTCTAATGCACTGGGAGCTTTCGGTCTAAGCCCCGCGCCCTCCAGTTTGGACTCCACGGCCTCTAGCGAGGGCCCCATGTGGGGCTTCTCGGCCAGTGGCTCCACGGGTCTGAGTCCCATAGTCTCCAGCTTGGATTCTACGGCCTCCAGCGAAGGACCTTTTCTTTTCTGCTGAAGCACCTTATTTCACCTCTTCCACCGATGTTATGTCTTTCCATTCACCAGTTACTGAGTCCACGGCTTTCACCTCGCCTGTGTCTCTATTTATAAAGTACTCGTTACCCTCAGAGTCCTCCCAGAACCTCTCGAACCCTGGAGGTATGGCTCCTTGAGTAGTAAGTTGCGGAGCCGCCAACACCTGGGACATTACTCTTGCTACAGCCTCATTCTTATCTACACCAGCCCCTACGAGCGCAGATATCTGCCTCCTGTAATTCTCTGTGTCCACTCGTTGCTGGTCGCCCAGCTCCTGCCAGATAGCACCTAGTTTCGCCTCACCGGTCTCCATACCCCTAAGCATATCCATAAAATGTTCATACGCCAGAGCCTCGGCTCCCAGACGCTGCTTATAATTCTCGTATGCAAGAGGAGCCATATACATAGCAACATCGTCGTCTATTGCGGAGTACATACCAACAGACAAACCCCCTGTTTCGTTCTTAATAGGTTCGCTGTGGTCCTTTAGTTTCTCGAAAGTTCCAGTTTTCGTGTTCCCAATCCATACCTCGCCACCCGGTAGGAGTATAAACTTGTAGGCTCCTTTGTCCAGCTTCTCCGCTAGTTCCCTATCCAGGGCCTTCTCCGTCGGCTGTCTGGCTATACTCTCCCGTAGAGCGTTCATGTAACGGGAGTTCTGTATCTGAACTTGCTGTTCAGGAGTTAACATTGTTGCGTCATATGGTTGTCCTGTCATGGCCTTACTGAACTCCCTACTACGAGCTACTTGTTCAGAGCCCTCCGCCAACTGATACTGCCATGATTGGGGCTCCCTGGCCATTAGAGCCTTAGCTAGCTGAGCTAGAACGAACGAAGTTTTACCTCTGTTCTCGGGGGCCATAGCCCGACTGTAGATGTCCCGAGCTCCTCCGAGTGCTCTGGCCAATAGTCCTGGCTCTGGTGTCGGAGCTGCTGAGGTCGGTGGAGCCACAGGCTCTATTGGCCGGGTAACTGCGCCAGTGGTCGGAGCCGGAACCCTCATTATAGGCACACCACGCCCGACGAACTCCGCAGCGTAGTCCCTCGGCTGAACTTCCGGCTGCGTCGGGAGAGCGTACGGAACCTTCACCGTCGGTGCTGGTGCTGGTGCCGGTCCTCTGATAGCTCTATATATGTTCTCTCCAAACTCCTCAAGAGTCTGAGGTCTCCACTTCAAGATGGACTCTGGAGACGGCGACAGTCGTACCGGCCGGCCCACCTGGGCCGAGGGCTGCGCTTCAGCCCTCATCCTCTCTCCAAAACCCTTCCCAGAACCCTTCAGGGCCTCAATAAGAGCATCCCAGTAGGTTTTGTCCTCCTCGAACCCGCTTGTTCCAGGAGTGGTGTAGTAACTAGTTACCTTCTTTCCATTAGGCATTTACAAAACACCTCCATATATTCGTTTGCTTGTTTCGATTATCGAAGCAAGGGATTATATAATCAATTAAGATCCGAGAGCAGCTTCCAACGCCGGCCTGGTAGCCGCCAACGAAGCTCCTTCAGTCATCGGAGCTGCTGCTATAGATGCCACGGCAGCTACACCTGCTATAGCCTTCTGCCATCCAGATGCCCTCGGAGGATTTTGTCCGATTCCAGCACCAGGGCTTACGAACCCCTGAAGCGCCTGAAACACATTTATCTCCCAAAGAGCGTCGTTAGTATCGAGCTCTAGATTCACACCCTTCTCGGCTATCTTCGCTGATATCTCCGCGGTATTTATCTTATCATACATCCCTACCTTAGTACCCTCAGCCGCTATCTTAGTACGATTGACACCCTGTAATGTAATTACACTCTGCAGAAACGAATTCAATCTGTCCCTAAATACATTAAGGAACACCGTCTGTTGGGACTGTAGATACCTACCCGCATCAGTCTGCATTATAAGCGTTCCTTGTAGAAGTGAGTTCAATCTCTCCTTAAATACGTTGAGAAATACTGTCTGCTGAGATTGCAAGTATCTACCTGCGTCGGCCTGTATAGTTGCTAAGTGAGCCGTTATAGTTTGTTTCATAGTTTCCATGTAAGTAGCTATACCCTGTTGTACAGCCTGTAGATATAGCTTTGACCTGAAGTCCCTAACACCTTTGTTCCTCTGCCCTTCAGTAACAGCATACGCTAACGGAAACATATGAGTAGCGTTGTTGAACGCTACAATAGATGATACTCTATTCAGTGTCTTCCGATGCTGGTCATCTTCCTGTCCCTCGAACTCCGCAACCACATCCCCGATTGGAGTCCCGTCTACCATCTCGACTGCTTTACTTATAGCCTCTGTTACGGCAGTACCAGATGCTGACACAGCTTTATCTACAGCCTCGGCTATAGCTTCACTGGCGGAGTCCCTAGCCAACGATGACGAGCCACTAACTACATTGTCCGTGGCCTCCGTAGCCTTCTCCAGAGCATCCTCCACTATCTTCCCAACTTGCTCTCCCATAATATCTGCTGTCTCAGCTATAGTTCCTCCAGCAGAATCTCTGGCTGCTTCCGACGCTTTGTCAGTTACATCACCCGCAGCTTCTATGGCTTTCTCCAGTGCGTAATCCACAGCTTGCTGAACCTGCTCCTCAATGGTGTCAGTCGCCTTATCCACAGCTCCCTGCCACAGCTCCTCAATACTAAGGTTATCTATAAGACCCGCAAAGCCGTCTACCTTGTCCCTAGTATCAGCCAGCATCTCGTCAGGGTTGTAGGCAGTCTCGTTTAGATAAGGGGAGTCCGCCTCTGCAACTTCTACCACAGCTCCCATTAGACCCTTTACAGCAGACCCCTCATCCAGACCACTAGCCTCCGACCAATGGAACTGGGGGTCGCCTGGATAGTCCAAACCCAATGTCATAGCGTGTGCCATCTGTACATGCTCAGGATAACTAACTCCACCTGCATGTCCTCCTGCCATTTCTTACACCTCCTATATTGGTATCCTTCCGTAGACTGTAGCTATGGAGCCCCCAGCTAAAAGTACGAGCTCCTTAAGCCTTTCTACGTCAGTATATAATGTTATCTCCGTACAGCCCTGGCCTCTGCCGTACTTAGCTAGAGCCGAGAGGGCTTCCATCCAAAGACTGTCAGCAATTGGCTCATCGGACGTCCTAACGAGAGCTTCTATAATCAAGGACTTCCTCCTGGTTAGGTCTTCTCTAGCCATCATCGTTAAGCCTATGGCGACAGTCTTGTTCTCATGCTCCAGGCTCCAGCACTGCATAGCCTCAGACAAGATAAGCTCCGCTATATTAGCCATAATACCGTCCGTCTTCTCGTAGTGCGACAGTAACCCTATTCTCAGAGGCTCAGAGATAACGCTCCAGTTTCTGAGCGCCTGTTCTGGCTGTAGGAGGATTAACATATTCACCTCTTATTCCACGTTTATCTACTAATTTCCATCTAACTATAATGTAATCTATATCTAACTCCGAGTACGGACTACCTCGTACCTTGACTCTGAACTCCAGAGCCGTGATAGGTCTCTGAGATATTCCTTCCTTGTTTACCTTGACCCACTCTGTACTTCTGTATGCGTCCTCGCCGGCATATCTAAAGTCTATAGCAGTCTCCATCGGAACTTTAGACGAGCCGACGACCTCGACGGAGTCTATGGTTTTGAGAGCCCGAATGCCGAAGTCGAACTCCTCAGTAGTAACTCTCCACGAGGTATCTCCCTTAGCCTCAAATACACCCTTTAATAAGCCGTCTATTCTGTACAAACTTGTAGGCAGCTCCGACACCTGACCAAGGCCGCCTTCGGTAAGTACATACCCAGCGTCTTCATCACTGAAATAGAACTCTCTGTGCTCGGGGTCGTAACAACCGACAATGTAGTTGCCGTTGTCTATGGCTGTCTGGAACCACTCCTCATATCCCAGTCTGGTAAGCTTCAAGCTTCCGTCGACATGCCAGACAGCACCTGTAGTATCCACAAAGGCGTGCTGCTTGTCATCGCCAGCTACGGCGCTTCTGCTGGCTATACCCACGTCCAGCAAAACATCTGGACTGTACATAGAGGGTGCATAGTATCTATCCTGCTTCAGTGTCAGAGCCACAACGCAGCTGTCCGTATATGCTATGACATTCATACCAAGAGACTTTACACATCTGACAGTTCCCTGCGTAGGCATAGGGATGAGTCCCATCTCGCCACTGGTAAGGTCCTCCAGCCATTTGGGTCTGCTATTGCTAAAGCCACCACCGGATAAGAAACCTGACTGTGCTACGTCTGGATACAGTAGCCAGTATAAGTCCCCAGCTCCTCCACCTATAGAACTATACATCACAAAGTTACTTCCTACGTCTATATCCTTGGACCAACCAGACGGAAGTCTGGACATAAGAGCTTGTAGGTTCGTAGTCCAGGTGCTCGACCAGAAGTTGGTAGAGTCAAACCCAGCCAGGATACTTCTACCCCGATGTACACAACCAGTCTGTATAGTTATGTCGTCCTGGAGTAGATACTTATCTACACCGCCCACAAGAGCTGTATTGGCCTTGAATACCTGACAGGAACCGTTCAGTAGTATCCAAGAGTTACCGAAGTCCATAAAGTGCCAAGGACCTCCAGCGACTACAGCGTCCTCGACATCAGTGTTGTCGTATTCGTATAACGTTAGCTCAGTCTTCGTCCAGTCGCTCTCGTCTACAGTATACACCTTATCACTGTCAGCCAACAACGTTACTTCCCGTCCCCGAAACAGCTGAGGATACGGAAACGCTATAGTCAGGCCCGAGAAGGGGTTCGTGAAGCTCTCATGAGGTATGAGCTTCCTCAAATTTAGAACTCTGTCCGACAAGTGGGGTTTGGTGTTCATACACTCCACGAGCCCCATCGGACCTTCGACACTTCTTGGCGACCGTCTTAGACCGTTAACTATCGTTCTTATAGGGAACTCGAACTGCTTCATAATCTCACCATCACCTCGAAGGCTATCCATACATCAGATACTGGAACAGACGACACTAGAATAACTCTATCTCCGAGGCCCACTGGTATAGTACCTGGAATGTCGAGATGCCCCTGAGCTACAGGAAAGGAGTACTCGGTCAGTCTGTTGTTTCTGGCAATTACATCCACTATGAACTCGGCTCCCTTCGGGACGGCTCCTCCTATATACACATGTCCTCTCCTAATAACTCCTTCTGAGGTAGACAGGAACCTGACCAGTGGGGTGTGAACGTCTGCCGTGCCTTCTACGTACCAACTATATGGAATACCTGTAAGCTTTCGCTGTTCCCTTTTGGGCTTTATCACTCTAGTCATACCATCACCCCTCAATTTGAGTTATTCCAGCAGACTCCTCATCTGCCAGATTGCGGTCTATACCAGATACTCGAGACGCAATGACTCTCATCCAGTCTCTCACTCCCTCGGTGTTCCGGTGGAACTCTTCTAGAGCCATATACGTAGCCTGTATCAGAACCTCAGGATATCTTACAGTCCAGAAAGTCTCATCGGTGTCCTCCGAGAGTTCCTTTGAGAACCACTTGGCCTTTACACTTATGGTATATATACCATCGGCCGGTGGCATAAACAAGATTCCAGAGTACGCAAAATGGCTGCCAAACATAATCCCGTCGGTATCGTAAGTATAGTCGTCGTCGTAGTTGTCTTCTGTAAGGTCCGCCTGCTCCGGGGCCAGACCCATAACTAAGGGAGCAAAGTACCTTGGTTGCCCTCGAGTCTCGTCTGCGGCGGCCTTGTCATAGATCTCCCTCAGCCACTTTAGGCTCTTCTTAGCAAGCATAACTCTACCGTCGGCATTCGCCAGCCATACTTCCTCAATGGCTCGAGTATTCTGAAAGGTTAACGTTATGTCTCCGGCGGCTATGTCCTTTTTAAGCCAGGCAGAGGACTTAGGGCTGTCCTGTAGACTGTCTAAGTATCTCTGCCCAGCATTAATCAGGAAATTTGCGCCGTTGTCAACATTCTTAGCCTTAACCAGATGTTCGTATCCACTAAGAGCTATGAACTTAGCTCTTACCTCTCCCAGATTCATTGACATCGACCTCCTTGTTTCGATTATCGAAACAAGCAATGTTATCGTTTCAGCGCCTCGACCATATACTGGACTCTCAGAGAACCCGAGTATGTAGCGTCGGTACCAGCTGTATCTATAGACGTAGTTCTGAATCTGATAACACACCCTCTTGCAACCGGGAGGTGTATTTCACGTCTGAACCAAGATACGTCGGTCCCGTCGGTTGTCTTCATAGTATCCAGCGTTGCGTCGCTAACGTATTCAGCTCTAACATAGCTTCCTATTGTCTGGTAATTTGACACACTCAAAGCACCAGACGAGTTAGACCATCTGTTAGACAGTGTTGCTGGAGCGGCTTCTACTATGATATCGCGCTGCTTGTCCTTTGTCGTCTGCGAAGCCGTATCAGTTCTTACCACAACCACCAAAGGAATGTAGTATTCATCTTCGACATTCCTGGTAGTGGTTATAGATTTTGCTAAGTTAAGGACAGCTACCTTGAATGCCAGAGTATCCAGGCTATTCGCTGTACCTATCCCGGCGGTGTCGTCCCCCGCCATGGTAACGTTGTAGTCTGCAGAGTCCGACATAAACGCCACGCAGTCGTCGAGTCTGAAAGCAGCCCAAGCGGTGTCCAACTTTCCGCCTGTACCTGCCGAGGCTTTATTCGTCAGGACGAGAGCGTTGCTGTTAGTCCCGTCCTTAACTACTTCCAGACCCTGCGCCATCGCTCCAGTAGATATAAGGAGCGAAAGCGAAACAATGAGTAATCCTAACATAAAGCGTTTCATTTTCTCATCTCCTTTATCCACCGTTTCTCTGGTTAAATCCCTTCAGGTAAGCCCATCCTTCAGGAAAATGGAACTCCCATCCGCCTTCAGTTATCCACTCCTCCTTGGTACCGTCGATACCAATACTTCCTGCCTTCTTCTCTGAGTCGTCGGGCTTGAAGAAAGTATCGTCAATATACCGGAACTCAATTTCCTTAGGTTCAAAGATAACCATAGAGTACCGGTCGATTGGGTCAAGGCTCATAAGTGGATGAGTCTTCAGGGCTATAGTTCCGAAGGGGGTGAACCACTCTACAACCGCCAGGCCGTAGGCAGTGGTCTTCGGGGTTATTTGCATATTTCCAGACTTCATGACGAGTCTCTGGATACCCAGCAGAGTTCCGCTTCCACAGACGGCGAGCTTGTCGAGAGAGCCATACCGAAAGATGGTCTCCAGTTTATTGTTCAGCCAGAGTTCACCTTCGTCTTCCCAAGAAGCTCCTGCTGTTACGTCTGTGGTGGTTCTGTAATCGTCAACGTTGTCTGAGGCATACTCTACGATGGTACGGATAAGACCTCTAGTGGTACGCAGAGGCTTGTTGTTACTTCCAGTACCTTCGTACAGGTTGCCATAAAGCAGTGCTCGCTCCATAGCAGCACCATGGTCGAACAGAGCGTCCCGCTTCTGCTCGTCGTAGGACCTACCGTTACCTACCCTCAGGCGTGTCTTCCGTGCCGTACGAGTTATATCGACAGGGTTTCTCCAGATCTGCGTCAGATTGTATATCTTCGTAGGACCGTAAGCGATAGCTTCAGGGATTGGAGCCCCTTCAGCATTCACATTACCGATTATCTGAATGACGTCAGCATTGCTCAAGTCGTAGCTATCACTGTTGTCGTCGGCCTCGAGCAACCTAACTCCTATACCGTATCTGCTTCCGTCGGCGATAACCTTAGAAGCGACATAACCTGTACAGTCGACACTTGGGTCTCCCGAATATCTCAGTAATACATGGTGGTATTCTCTGAACTTAGCATAGTCAGCGGCGCTCACTTCCATATAAATCATGGAATTAGCCGCACCACCGCTGGTATATTCGGTACTCATACCTGAGTTGGTATACCTGCCTGTGATAGTCCCACGATGACTAGGAATACCCTTCGTGAACCAGTAGAACTCAGGGTCATCTACTGGTCTGGACTTCATCATGCTAGTTATCCCGAGAATGGGCATATTCCCATTAGGCTCGAGTCGGAACAGGGTATTCCTCCAGTGCTTGGGGCGTAGGTCGGAATCCCATGCGTCCCAATCACCTGTACCCATCATTCCTAAGTATGTACTCATAAATATCTACCTCCTATAGTACATTGATTTGGTTGCTTGTTTCGATTATCGAAATAAGCAAATTAATTGTTAAGTGTGCTCCATACGGACCTCGAAAATCGCCAGTCCATCACTGTAGAAGAGCGTAGCATCATCATCAGCGTCCATGGTTGTCCCCGTAAAGCTCTTAGTCCCAACCTTTGCAGCGAACGAAATATTTCCCGTACCTGCCGTAGGTCCGTGGACAGTTATGAACTTTTGAGCCCATAGAGCTGGGTCTAGGAAGGTTATGGTAACTCCACTATCATTCTCAGCTATAATAACCTTGTCCCCTGGCTGCTGAGTATACGTGGTGTCGGTTACCAGCGTCGGTGTTACTCCCCCAACCTTACCTTCCGAGAAGAGCTGGTGTATTGCATGTCCGGGCATGTAGTCTCACCTCCTTACTGTTCACTTTTCTTAATCATATCTAACATCATTTCTTTCTGTCTATCCTCCTCCGACATTGGCTTAGCCTTCCCACCTGGCTGAGTAGCACCTTTAGGACTCACCAAGTCCGAGGTAGACTCCTTAGGAGCTGCCTTCCGTGCCGCCTCCACCTGTTCCTTGACAGCCTTAACAAGACCAAGACCCTTCCTGGCTTCGTCGCCTAGAACGTCCATAATCTGCTCAAGCTTCATATGAGGATTCGCAGCACTTAAACGCTGAAGAGTAAAACCCACGAAGGGCTTATGCCCTCTGAGGTCCTTGTTCTCATCGTAGAACTTATTCACCATACCCTCGACATAGACTATCCGATTAGCCCTATTGTCTATAACCTCGGGCATATGTTCATAGATTCTCTCAAGAGCCTTGTTGTAGACCCGAGTCATAACCTTGTTAAGACTGGCTCTATCAGCGAACACACCGTCTTCCCATTCCTTCTCCTCTACAAACTCTACCAGGTCCTCAGTAGGAGCTTTAAGAGTCTCTTCAACCATAGTAGGACCCGTCGGCGTGGGCTCTGGCGGTGGAGCAACCGTCGGCTGGGGAGCTTCCTGAGCAGCCGGAAGTTTCCCAGAAGACAAGTCGTCTATAGTCCGACGGAGAGTCTTTATTATCTCGTCTTTGTCGTCGGGTTCGGGCTCAGGCTCCTTGGCTTGTGGCTCCTTCTCTGGCTCAGGCTCAGGCTCAGGCTCAGGCTCGGGCTTAGATTCCTCTTTCGGCTCTTTAGCCTCTGGTTCGGGCTCCTTTGGCTCAGGTTTCTTCGGCTCGGGCTCGGGCTCGGGCTCGGGCTTAGAGTCCGGCTTTGGTGGCCCTAAATCTAACATAGCCACCATGTCGTTAATCTGAGCCTCGACGACGTCATTAGACTCACCTCCCACGTCGCCGATGTTTTCTTCTGTTTTAGCTACTTCTGACTCCATTACTTAGTCCTCCTTAGTTGTTATATCCTCACCTTTGCTTTCGTCTTCCTCTCTCTGTAATAACTCCTCCAGAATTCTGTCTGGGACCTGTAAATAGTCCCTCAGACCTCTTATCTCTCCCTGCTTGAATCTGTACTCCCGGTCGTCCGTCTCGACTGCTAGCTCCTGCATGATAATGAAGATTCTATTGTTCACAATCATCTTTACGTCTTCCCAAGCACGAGATGCTAAGAAGTCCTGCACGTCCTGTATAGAGGACTGAATCTCCTCCTCCCGGACGTCTATCAGTTTCCCATTGTTAGACACCTGGCGTACCTCCTCCTATTGGTTTTATGTTACCCCTTGCCTTCTCCAGTTCCACCTCCTGGTCGCTTACTATAGTCTCATCTATCTGTCCACCCTTCAAAAGGAACTGCTGAACATTTCTTGCTCCAGCAAGTCTGGCTATATGCTGAAATACTCTTACCATATCAAACTTTCTAGCCAGCTGAGGATTAGCAGACAATATACGAAACAGCTCCACCCATGTATCGGCATACTCCGTACTGGGTACCGAACCGTCCTTAGCTACAATGTCATAGCCGACGGATATATCCTCCGGCGTAACCCGTACAACCTGTTGGTCTCCATACTCTTGAGCCAGAACCTTAGGCCAGTCGCCAGTACTTTGAATCCAGACATCTTCGCTCATAAACTGTTGGAGATGAGAAGCAAACATTCTGGCTATATCCGTATGGACCTGTATACTGGCCACCTTAGCCAGCTTCTCAAGCCTGGACAAAGCACTGCTCTGAACTCCTCGAAACTCGGTCGCCGTAACTCGTTCCCCACTCTTCCGTCTTATACCTTGTACAGAGTCCTGAGCTCCACTCGCCTGAAACATAAGCTCAGACATCGCTTGTGCAAAGCCTGGATGCCCTTCGGTAACATTCTTCACGTCCAGCTGATGTATAGCGTCCTTGGCAGATACCCTACCGAAGGCCGACAACCTCAGACGTACCAGCTTCCCAGGCTTTGGGTCCTTTAAGTCAGCGGTATTCACCATCGACGGGTCGTAGACTATAACGTCATGTAAGACCTTGCGTACACTTGCAACATAGGTGTTCATCATCCAGTCTACAACCCCCTGTATCGGTTGGACTATCTCAAGCCGAGAGATTGGAGAAACTGAATATCCGTCGAAGTCAGGAGCACAAACCCTTACGGGCTTCTTTCTGTGGTTCAGTCTTACTTGTTTAGCCTTAATAATCACTCCTTCACCAGCTATCTGAAACAGCCAGAGCTCTGGCCTACGCTCCCGACCGAGCTTCCACTCCTCTGGAACAAGGTCTACGTACATGGTAGTACGGTGAACGGTATTGGAAGTCTGTGAGTCCCTGGACACCACAGGGGTATCCGTAATACCTCTGTATCTGGCGCTCGTCTGGTAGTACTGACTGGTGGCCGACAACTGTCTTAGATACTGTACATTGAAAAGCTCATCGTCGGTCTCCTCGTCAACCATAAGATGGTATTTGTTATCGGAATCCATCCAGCCAACAAACTCACCTTCGTGAGCCTTATGTACGGGAACGTTCGGGTCTGGCAGAAACATGAACGGGTCGATGTTCTCGAGTTTGTTACCCTCGAAGGCTACGGCCTCCTCAATCTCCTGAGTAAACTGGCCAGTCTCTACGTATCTGAATTGTGTGAAGTTATATCTCTTCTTGGGCTTCCTTCTCGTACGTAGCTCCACTTCCCTAACCCAACCTGGTATCACAGGGCCTATACCTACGGACAGGGAATCTCGCCACATTGTGTGCAGAGCTAATGGCACCTTAGACTGGACACAATGCAAAGCTATTACCTTCTCCATAAGAGCAGCTCCGATGTCGTCCTCGGGCCCCTGGCCTACATAGCGGAATATAGGGTCCTCGAGAAAGGCAGCTACGAAGTACGTCAGCAGAGTGTCCAGTACAGCATAGGAACTAGGAATTACTATAGATACAGGCTTCCTTGGGTCTGTCTGCTTGATAAGTTCTTCTTCCTCATCATGTCGAATGAACGCAGTCAGGGAATCCTGTATCTCCTTCCAGTCAGAATAACGCTTACTGATGGCACCGTGGCTAACCCTGACACGGTCTAACAACATCCCAAGTACGTGCTCATGTACCTCGGACTGGGGTCTGAAGTCCAGTCCGTTCGGATACCGAGCTTTGTAGTGCGGATAGTTTACACCGTCCAGACTAACAGCTCGCCTACCACCTCGGCTGGATATACCGTCTACTGGTACAGAACCAACTGGCATATATATTACCTCCTTAATTGTCTAAAGTATCTATTACAACTACTTCCATTCGATGAAGTCTATTGTCTGCTGCCCGATGTAGAATAGAGATGGTGTCTCCTTCACACTCCGCACCTGCACCTCCAGCCCCTGTTGTATCGGGAAGTCCTACATGGAGACTATCGGACACATAAGCGCCTAGAGAGTCCCAGTTACTTATTGGTCTTACACGAAAGTAGTTAAGAGCATGTTTTCTAACTCCTCGAAGCTTTACAGAGTCCCAGTCAGCGGCGGAGTAGAAAACGCTATCCTTCCTGGTGAAGCCCGTGGTATCGAACCACACAAATAGACTCTCAGCGAATATATAATACGCAGCAGATACATTGTCTGCCTCGTCTATCTTTATTATAGTCCAGCTACTATCCTCATTAATAACATAGGAGCTCAGACCGTCCGGAGCCTCGGGGAGGGTTACTCCCATATCGGCGCTAGACCAACCTATAGCACCACCGGAGTCCACAGTCGCTACCTTCACATATAGACTATCGGCAGGTCTTGCCAGAGCGATTCTATAGTCAGTAGACGCTGACTTGGCGGAGTCCCACTTCACAAACGTACCTCCGCTGGTATGACAAGTATCTATCCGATAGCCAGTAGGGACAACTCCATACTTCCCTCTATATCCTCGGTTAGCTGTGCTATAACTACCCGTCAGACCTCCCGTAGACTTAGTTCTTACTCTATAGTATCTGCCTGCTCCGTCAGCGGTAGTACCAGCATTGAACTGCACTGTAATAGAATCTACGAAGGACTTTCCATCGGCAGCTACAGTACTAGGACCTATGGCTGTACCAGCTGGAGCAGCCGTATCCTGGTACGGAGTAGACTGGTCACTGGCGAGGTCGCTATAGTCGGCATCAGAGTCCCCAGCCGAGCGTTGTATCTTGTAACCGTTAGGGTCGACAGTATCATCTCGGTAGCCTCCGTCGTAGTTGGAGAAGCCACTCGTACTCCCGTTTTTCTTGGACTTCAGTTTATAGTATTTAGTCGCCCCCTGAGTTATCGAGGCCCCAGACCAAGAAACTAATACATAGTCCTTCCACGTACCGTCCGTGGCGACTACAGTAGGAGCAACTGGAGTCGGGGCCGGAGCAGTTGTACTATTGTAAGTAGCCACATCACCGACACTAGTCAAGAGACTATATCCACTGGTGGAACTGCTCGACCAATGTATCTCGTATCCCGTAGCGCCGCTGGCCTTAGTCCATGTTACCACTACCTTATCGTAGTAAGTACCATCTGTAGCAGCTACATTTGTAGGAGGGTCAGGAGGGGGAGTATAAGTAATATATAATGTCGTAGCAGCATCTGTGTTCCAACCATGGAAGCCAGTCGGCGTTATATAGTCATAATCATATTTATTTAGACCAACAATAAAAAAGTCTCCACCTGCAGCAGCTTCTATAGCCGCCCTCCCTGTAGCATTAAAACTAATATTTTTTGTACCTGTTCCACCGGGGTCAAAAGCACCAGACCACTTAGTAGTAGTATATGGAGTTGAACCAGACTGCCAACCAGGAAAACCATCAAAATCCCCTCCATCAAGAGTCCCATAATCAAATCCCTCACAAATATACGTATCACTCGCACCTTTATACTGCGTAACACTAACCTGTAAATACGCCTCCGAAACAGCACCTCCACCCCATCCACTTAAATCATATTTTGCAAAACCTCTCCAGACCCCCCATTCTGAACTAGATGCCTTACGGACAATTGCTTCAAACCAGTCAGTTCTATAGCCTCCAGTTGTAGCTGACCGTGCAGCCAACCAAGTAGAACTCACCCAAGTTTCAACCTGTCCGTAAGATGTCTCGCCGACATTAAAACTACTGTCAAGAACAAATCTTCCAGGGTAGGTCTCAGTATCTTTTAAAATTTCTACAGGAATATAAGTCAGAACAATATTCTTCCCTCCCACCAGGTCGGTATACCTCTTCATCTTTATATCTTCAGAACCTCCAAGACTATAGGCCTTACCCTTAGTCAGAAATAGATTCTCTCCAACAACAATGTCCTCTCCATCAACAGCCCTCATTCCATCGGCAAAAGTCCCTTGTAGAATCGTCCGTCCCACTCTAACACTAAAATTAGTTTCAAGTTCTTCAACCACAGCAATGGCAGTATAACCCAAAGGAGGAGACAGATTCTCCCTGACTTCCTCAGAAAGGACCACTTCCTGCTTTGGCCCTTGCAACGTTTGAAGATAAACTACGTCTATACCAGAGTAAACCTCTTTGTAGACGACAGCATTGTTATAAGATTCAGGGTTTGATGAACGTCTACTATCACGCAAACCTATACTCCTAACCGAAGCCAAATTAAGATGTTCAAACATCTTGTAATCGCCTGTGGTAGTGTTTAAGTAAGCCAATCCCTTGAACCTATAACTGACTTTGGTACCTTTTTGGTGTATATACAAAATAGGCTCAGCCAAAGTCCCAGGAAAAAATGTCATAACTTCAGCATGGATAACTCCAGTATCATACCCATCAAAACGCTTTGGTACCAAATCGGTACGTACAGAAGTATCAGTTTTACGCCAGACACCGATACTATCTCGGTAGTTTATATAACCATTAGAGATAACAGCTTGCCTCTGACCATTCAGTAAGTTAATAATAGTAGTAGTATGAGAGACACGAAGTGTGTCCTGGGCAAAAAGCAACATAGGGCACAATATTATCATAGATAATATTATCCAACTTATTGCTGCAATCACAACTATTTTATGTTTATCAGAATGAGACAACATTAGCTACCTTACCTTTAGTATATCTCCGCCTCGATTATGAATATCCGAAACTTACTTCCCACCTTTACAGCCAACTGCTGGTAGACCTTGCCAGACGCAGTAGACTCCACAGTATCACGAGAGTACCTGTCAGAGCCTACAAAGATTTTGCCATCGGCCAGATCCCCCATTCTGTAGCCAGTAGTATCCAACCAACCACCGCAAACAACGTAAACGGAATCGCCGACGAACATATCGGTTGCTATACCAAGTACGTTCTCGCTAGAGTCCTGGTCATTACTGGCAGGCGTTATAGTACCATTAGTATCTATGTTTACCCACATAGCAGTCTGGATACCAGTACCTGAGGTATCCAACCACACACCTACAGGGGAAATTCTTGCGTAACCCGAGTCGGCCTTGCCACAAGCTGCCAACTGAGTTAAGGTGGCCTTTGTAGCAAGACTATCATTTAAACCGATAATCTCATCTACTTCATCGTGTGTTAACATAGTATCGTAAGCAGCCACAGCTGCAGAGTCATAAACATCAGTTCTTAACAAGTACTGCGGATGGTCGTCGTCCGTAAGGCCAGCTGACTCACCATGGTCAGCCACAGCTACAGCACCGCTGGCAGTACCATGTATCTCTCTTACGTCGGTCAAGACAGCATTTGAAAAGTCATGTCCCTCCTGGAATACCAGCCAATAAAGTCTCAAAGCGTGGTCTCTGTTATCTGTGTTTATAGGCGGAGGGTCCTCAACTTGAGCTCGAGCCGCAGTATTGCTCTGAGAAGCACTGTTCGCCATCTGAACAGCCATATTTCTGCCATTCAACCAAATAAGAGCTTTATACCACTTGTTACTTACAGACGCTACTTTTTGATTACTCGCATAATCAAAGACACTATCCGTCGGCATCTGCATAGTATGAGAGGTACTGTCATTTCCAGCGCCTACTCCCCAATGTAGAACTAACGTACTATCACCGAACGCCGTGGTGTCGGTGTAGGTGTAGACCGAGTCTACATCCTCGTGATATAATCCATAATGTATATACCCTAAGGACATACGGAGCTCCCTACGGCTCGCCTCAGGGATAGTAACTTCACATCCAGATATAATATAATGGTCATGGACGGCTCTCTCATAATGATAGAGCTGCCCCCACCTATCCGCTGTACTTGTAGGCTGTAGATACAAACGGACGCTGTTGCCGTCAGTATAAAATTCGCCCAGAACCACTACATAGTCCCGAATAGCAGAATCAAAATCCAGTGGGTCAGAGTCCGTCTCGGTTACGTTCCTTGTAGAATCCCTATGTGTATATAACCAAACGTGGCTATCAGCGGACAGTGTTATGTCCCGAGCAGACAAAGTGTCCATTCTACCGTTAAACATGACCGAGCATATCGGCATACTCACCGTCAAATCGGTATCGTAGACATCCGTAAAGGCAAAGTCATTTGAGGCTATGCCCCTACCGTCAGACAACTTCAGCCTATCGTGTAGAGTAAAGTGGTCGCCGGACTTGCCGTCCAGCTTGAACTTCAGACTCGTAGCATCTCTGTTGGACAGAACGGAGTCTATCATTACGATGATAGTATCCTTTAGTCCTGTAGCATCTACCAGCGTATCTATGTCCACAACCTCATACTCGCCGTTAGCTCGTACACCCATTACACGAATCTCCTGAGCACATGCATCTGCTCCGCGGAGAACAAGTATATAGGCTATGAGCAGCCAGAAAATCCCTATCAGTATCCTGTATCTCATCAGAAACCCTTTAACACAGCATTCATTAAAGTGTTTATAAATATCTTGTCCGTGTCGGTTGCTATACCGATGAAGTAGCTATAGTAACCAGAGCCAGGTGGGCCTATCATAATCTTGGAATTGTCGCCCAGAAATATCAGATCGTCCGGCGTTAGATTCCAATTGGAATTTGTTACCTCACCGAAACATGTAATTACGCCTTCAGCAGCCTCACTTATAGCAGACTCGGCAATACCAAGGACCCTTGATTTGGCCTTATCAGTGTAGTCGCACGGTAGTACTACATTGTTGCCGGATACATACACTAAATCCCATTGAGATACACCGCCTGTTCCAGCAGTCTTCCTGACCTTACCAGGAACATCAGTAACAGTACCACCAGAGACTACACCAGTAGATAGGTCGAGGATAGCTATGGGTTGGATGGTTACACCGTAGAGCGCATGCCCTACGGGAACATCGTAAGTATCTGTATCCTCGTACAGAAAAGGTCCCAGAGACCCTATCCAGACTTCTTTCTGAGCCAACTAAAACACCCACCTAAATACAGACATCACTCGATTTCAATTATCCTTGTTTCGATTATCGAAACAAGCAATTAATTAAATACCTGGTATTCTCCAGCCAGTCAACGGCCTGCCATAGTCGGCCTCGACAGCTGCGTATTCAGCTTCCTCGTCCACAGTCTCCTGCTCTTCAGAGTACTCTTCCATAGTCTGAGGAAAGAAATACCTTCCTCCTATTTCAGACATCTCAATTATATAAGCCAAGGCATCCATACAGTCCCACCGTTTAGCTCTAGGGAACGACAGCAACTGGGCCTCAAGCGGGCCCGTAACCAATCTATTATGGTATATCAAGCCCTGACGATAGTACGACGCCAGGCCCGATACCCTATATTCTTTGGAACTTCTAGGGTTAAGCTGTACAAGTTCGTAGTGCTTACCTTCCATTCTTATCTGGTTGTTTATAGGCCCCACTATAAACTCGTTCAACGAAGTAACCTCGATACCAATAGCCCGAGCATGGTAAGTATCGGCCATACGAAAGATAACGGAGTAGAGTTCGTCTGGATACATCCGCTTAGCTACGAGGTCCCGAACGTAGAAACGTCTGTTCTGTCTATCTATACCCACACAGACTACGGCAGACTCAGCACTATGCATTTTAACGGTCTTCGCTGGGTCGACAATAACAACGCTCTCAATACTTCTATCCTCCCATAACTTCGCTGTGTCTTCGTCATAGAACTTGAAGTACTCAACTCTGAATACAGCATCCCTCGAAGCTATATGCCTGCCCATATATTCGCGGTAGAACAAATCCAGCTCACCCTGAGCTTCGTGCTCCCGCACCATCTTCATAATATCACTGTCGGAATAAAGGCTCGGCCAGTTACTTTTATAATTATCGTCGCAGATAGCAATCTCTACACTGTGCCACGTCGGGTCTTCCATAAGGTTCATCAGTAGGGAGTCCTCGTGCAGCGGTGTACCTACGAACATAACCCGCCATCTATGGCGGTGCTTATCCACAGCGCCCATAAGACTACCGAGAAACCACTTCTTGAGTTTGGACCTCTGGTCTTCGTTCAACACATTCTCGTCGTTCTCCAGGTCATCTACTATAATAAGTCCAGGCCGATAATGGCCGAACTTGATACCACGAATACGCTGGCCAGCCCCTCGGGGCAAGACCATAGTACCAGGAGTACCCTCTGCAGTGTACATAATCCACTGGCTCTTCGAGAAAGCATTCCGAGGGTCTACCTTTCGTGGCTTCTGAGGGCCAAAAATTTCCTGTACTCGCTCGTTGGACAAAAGCTCGTCCTTCAAAGTCTCGGTATCCAGCTCCGCCTGAGTGGCTGAGTCCTCAACCGTAACTATGAACTTCTCATCCCGATACAGAATAGCCTTCGCAGGAGCTAAGAAGCTGAATATTGTGGACTTACCGAACCCTCGAGGTGCGGATATAACAGCCTTCTGTATAGAACTATCGTCCATGATACGAAACATCTCGTCATGGCCTTTACAGAACGGCATATAGAATACCTCGGGGAAGAAGGTCTGAGCAAAGTACTTGCTAGACCGACAGCCCTTCACCAGAATCTCTTTTGTGTCGCTGTCGATATCCATAAACTAATCAGCCTGATATGTCCAATCAACGAGAGCCAGGTGCGTATCGAGACGACCGTCGAGGTCGGTGCCATCGTCAAGAATCTCCTGAGCAACAGTAGCCACAGTCTCCGCAGAAGTTCCGTAACTCAACATCTGCTGCTCCACCTTTCTGGCCCTCTCGTTAGCCTTTATCATCTCACTAATAAAGAACTTAACCCGTTCTAAGTATTTCTTTCTGTCCGCATATGTCTGAGACATACTATATCACTCCTTAAAGTCGACTATTGCACCTAAGGAAACGAAGTCATCTGCACAGAGTATCCCCTTAGGTATTTCTGACAGCCGAAGTTTCAGCTTCGACTTCAGCCCAACTTCAATGCTCCGCAGCTCCTCCATACCATCGGCGAAAGCCTTAGCCTTCTCGTGGTCCTGGTTGAAAGTGTAAAGGAACCGTCCCTCAGTCCCTACAGGAACCCGAATCAATTCGCCCTTGTCGTCTCTATCGCCATTAATATCTACGAGTCTCTGTCTCTCGGACTCAAAGAGCTCCAAATGCTTCACGAATTCCTCTCGGAACTTAGATATCTGGAAGCTCGTCTTTACAGACATCTCCTTACGAGCAACGTCGCTCGTGCTAAGAGCTTCCAAAGGGCCGGCGCATTGTTCTATTACTCTAATAGTTACTTTTATCATGGCATATCCGATATTACGGCCTCCATAGATGTCTTAAGAGCTCGATATTCAGTTACCGCCACTTCCTTCTGCTCTTCGGTAACAGTAATTATATTGTCCTGAGCAAGGGAACTGAGCCGCTGCCACTCACGAGCAAGAGCAAGCATCTTGCTGGCGAGTGTGCCAAGCTCATTTACTTTAGTGTAGATTGTGTCAATCTTTTCGTTGAAAGTCATAAATCCTCCGTTATGGTGCTCCGTTATGCCAGCCTGTTGCGTCGAGATAGCCTCGACAGGAACCGCCTATATAGAACACCAGGTCTGAGCCTACGAGCCTTATATAGCAGTTAGAACCCCCAAACTGAAGCTCGTAGCTAGTATGTATTCTGACATCGCTCCATACGTCCAAGAAAGTACCCTCATATTTTATGAGAGAACTATTCGAACCGTCCTGAAAATATATGGAATTATATGTCTGCCTCATATGCTCGGTAGCTGCACTGCGCTTCTTTAGATAGAAAGCGGACTGGCTGCTAACATCCAATCCCAGTTCCACTATTACTGAACCTCCAGAGTCGTATCCCTTTAGATACGCAGCATACCCGTTCCCAGCCATCTCGATTCTAGCACCGCTCGTAGCTCCGACCTCGACGCCAGTAGAATTCAGTATTACATCGCCAGCAGTCAGAGTACCATCGGTGATATTTATACTGGCATCGCCGAGTAGGGTCAGGCCGTCCGTCCCTATCCCAACCCTCCGTCCTGCATAGTCAGAGCCTCCGAAGCCTCCTGCACTACCCCAAACGCCGTAGACACCACCGGATAGATATCCCATAGCCGCCTTAAGAGCACTACTAACCCACACGGCAATCCGTGGGACAGAAGTTGAGGCTATCTGCATAACAGCACCGCTGACCGACTTAGCTATTTGGGAGCTGGATATAGTCCAACCACCTATAGTTCCGCCGGTAGCAGTTAGAGTGTCTGTAGTAAAGCTGCCCGTAACAGCTAACGCACTTCCATTCCAAGTAAGCTTATCGCCCGAGGAATTTCCTATGGAGAACTTCGGTGTGCCAGAATCGTCGCCTATCCAGAAACCCACTCCATCGTCGTAGCCCGTCTGGCCACCTCTGATAGCAGCTCCACCGCTGGCCAGAATTAAGCCTCCGCCAGTTAGAGAAATGCCGCCTTCCACAGCAGTCAGAGTATGGTCAGCATTTGTAGGAGGTTTGGTTCCCGAAACATCGTCGGTATAATTAGCACTATCCTTCAGAGCTAGGTCTCCAAGACCATCTACCTTATCGTTAGGAATAGTATTTACAAGGGTGATATTACCTTGTATAGTCAAAGTACCTTCACTAGCGTCCCACGAGAGACCTCCCGTTTCGCCCACAAGAAAGAAGTCGCCGGCGTTGTCCATATAGGTAATCCAGGCATCGTCTCCGTTCCAGTATCCCATACGAGTAGAATTAAGATAGAGTCCAGCTACACTATTTGCCAGTAGAGGAGCAGGTCTACCTGTTATGGACTCCCACGAGAAGTCTTGGTTTTCTGCTGTGTTATCGGCATTTGCGGGAGGCTTATCTCCAGTTAGAGATTCATAAGCGAAGTCTTGGTTTTCTGCTGTATTGTCAGCGTTAGGGCCTACATCAGTTATTTCGGAGCTAGAAATCTCATCCACCAAGGCCAGACCTCCAAGACCGTCTACCTTACTGTGAGGAAGCGTATTTACAAGGGTAATAGTACCCTTAACTATCAAATTGCTGCCAGTGTATTCTATGTAGTTGTTAGGGTCCTTGTAAAACTTGAAGTATCCATCCTTACTAATGTAAGACCTCCATTCACCGGTAGTATAATATCCTATATAATTAGCAGTGATGTAAAGTCCATCGCTGGGAGTTGCCGCCAATTCAGCTAGATCTCCAGAGTCCGAAAGATTCCCTAATCCAGAACCTCCTCTTATAGTAACAGTACCTTTAATCTCCAGATTACTACCAGTATACTCTATATAGTTATTGGCATCCTTGTAGAATCTGAAGCTTCCGTCAGCCTTGATGTATGTCGAGGTAGCTTCCCAGTTAGTACCGTCATAATACCCCATGTAGTCTACACCGAGATACAACCCAGCGGAACTAACATTAGCATTCTCGTCGTTGACGACTCTAGCCAGAATTATCTCGCCAGACCTTATCTGAGTACTTTTAACTTTACTAAACCCACCGCCGTCAACTATATTACTCAGATTCCCGTAACATGTAGACAGCTTTATATGGCCAGCCTCAAGGTCAGTAACAGATATAACATCCTTACCCTCGCCAATCTCGGTCTCGCCGTCGTCCTTCACTATCTTGGACAGCATAATCTTGCCGGCGGATATACAAGTACTTTTAACTTTACTAAACCCACCGCCGTCAACTATGTCGCCTAGATTTCCATAGGTACTCCCCAGCTTTATCTGCCCCGTCTCAGCGTCGAGGTCTATATAGTTTACAAGAGCCTTGCCTTCACCGGCCTGAGTTTCTCCGTCATCCATCAGCAGAGCTGACAGCTGTATATGGCCATCGGTAATATCGGTCTTCTTTACCTTGTCATAAGTATCGCCCAAGGCTAAGTCGTCGTAAGTACCATAGAGTCCAGTAATAGTAATCTGTCCAGATGTTATGTAAGTGGACTTAACCTTAGCGTAGGTGTCTCCATCGGGGATATTGTCTATATTCGTTATAGCATTACCTTCAGCATCTACAATAGAGCCGAACTCTATATGTCCGTCGACAATGTCGCCTGCTGCTACCCTTTTAAACAGATCTCCATCACCGATGTCGTCTAGGGTACCAGCCACATCAGCTAAAGTACCTATAGCCTCGGACAAAAGGATAGCTCCTTCTTGTAGAGACTCCAGAGCTATCTTGCCGTAGACAGTACCATCAGGAATATCGTCAAGGGTATTGACTGCGATACCAGGGAAATCGCCCGTAGCCTCTACCGATATATCACTACGAATGACCTCTACTGACGTTTGTTGTTGAGTAACTTCAACAACATTCGTAGTTTCGTCAACTTCCACAGACGTCGGGGATTGAGCAACTTCAACAACAGTCTCGGTCTTTTCAACTTCGACATCACTCATCGGCGACCCTGGTCACCTCCTTATCGAGTGTGATTACACCCTGGAGAACTCGCTCGGTAGTATTAGGGTCAGCCTCGGTATTTACAAGCTCTAGGTCATAGACGGCCGTGTCGAAAGCATATGCGGCTGTAACAGTATCAGCTATAGTTAAGGTGATATTGGCGGTGTCCTCGGCTCCAGAAGTCAGAGATATCTCAGCGCCGTCGCCCTCCGAAGAGAGTTCGTCCACCGCCGTCTCATCAGCTACATTCTCCCGAATGTGCATATAAGCCTTGTAGCCAGAGCTAAGGTCGCGGATATCTCCGTTAGCGTCCTTGACCTTCCAGGACTCTACGTGAGTAGTGCCTTGTTCTATAGTGAAATTGTATTTACCAGCAGCCACTTTAGCTACCCACCTCCAGGTCGCCAGCGTTCTTAACCGCTGTACCAAAGGTAATTACCTCATGGTACATCTTGTTCACAATATCACTGCCAGCCTCAATCTCAGCCTTCGTGAAACTCTTGTCTTTATAGGCTTCCTTATACCACTCAAGAAAGTCTATAGCTCCCTGACCTATAGTAGCCATCTTCAGGAACACTGGCAGAAACCTAACAACTTTCCTAAAGACGAACGTGCCTATACCGCCGAGAGCTAGAAGGGCCGTAGCTACTGTAGCTATGACCTCATTCTGAAATAGGTTGGTTAACCATTCCATTTACTTATCCTCCTAATATGGATTTGTCGATTGAGTAACTTATCCAGATGTATCTACCGCATAGACAGGTATATCCTCGACCGCCCTGTGAATCACGGTCGAAAAGTATCCACGGTGAGTGGCACACGCTGCAGAAGCCTCCATTCCAGTCCCTTTTCTCGGAGCGATATACCCACCGTATTCCAACGGCAAAGAGGCAAACGACCAGAAGAGCTACGTAGTACATAGCTTACCCTCCTAACTTACCCTCTATACGTCCGAGCGTAAGAGCTTGCTCATCCAGCTTACTGAATATCTTGCCTTGAGTATCATGTATACGCTTAAGTTCCTGATTAAGAGCCTCGTGCCTAAGATTGCACATGTCTTTAGTTACTGTATTACTGTTGTTCCTGCTTCTCTTGAGCCAGTCAAACACTATCTTAGTCATAAGCGTTACCATTCCTCCTGAGAGTATAATGTCTACAACTGTGAAAGACTCCAAACATATCACCTCAGACTGGTTAGTAGTTCCTTGATGGCGTCAGCGAGCTCTGGCGACAATAGTCCGAGACCGACTAGAAGAGCTAAGATAGTCCCGAGAAGTCCGAGAACATACTTCTTGCTCTTTAGCTTCTCTGGATGTAGTTTTAGGTCTCGCAGAGCTTTAGCCAGCTTCAAGCCTATCCACCAAAGCTTTGGGTTTAAGTACTTTAGGAACTTCACTGTTACCTCCGATATTTATCCGTAGTGTTCCGATATAGTCAAACGGAACTCATTTACATTCTCAAGGGCTTGCATGAAGCTCCTGAAAGCTTCCTTAGATGATAAGACGGCTCGCCTGCCGTTTAGTTCTCCGAGCATTCTTCCTAACAATATACATCCAGTAGTGTCGAGCGCTGTATTTCCTGAGTGAAAGAGAATGTCGTTCCTGGACGGTACATACTCGACTTTAAAAGTTTCTCCATGTGTCGGAGATAGGAATCTTTTGCAGCCGTATTGCTGAGCTGGGATAGAGCTCTCAAACGGCCTATTAAGAAGGTCGGGCCGTTCGAGCGTGAAGCATATAGTTCTGGTGTTGACTTGTAGTACACCGAACGTACCATCGTCAGACTCCTCAATTCTTAGTATACGGACTGAGGCGGCAGGGACTTTCATCTTCTATTCCTGCCCTTACCAGTAGTCTGTGTCTTAGCGCAGCCACCACGGCCTCGATTGGCCCGAGTACCCTTGCCCGAGCCGTCTCGCTTCGGTCTACCTTTCATTTCCTTCTCCTGGTTGGTTCCCAGCCATGAGCAACGCCACGTAGTAAGTTCAGTGCCTTCTTAGCCGCACTCACGCTTCCACAGCGTTGTTTGACCTTCCATTTGCCGCCTACCTTATGGTAAATAACCTTACCTACTCGTTTATTCGGCATCTTGAGTCTCCTCAACTTCTATCTCTTCGGCGTCCAATCTTCTGGCCGCCTCCTTGATTTCCTGCAGGGTTTCTCCAGTTACGTGAGCATGGAGATGTCGAGACTCCATCACATGCTTTTCACCGAAGCCAGCTCTCGCCAGCATAGACTCAGCCGTCTTCGCCCGCAGTGCCAACGAAGCTCCTTCGCCTTCGTTAACACCTTCTATAATCTCTCCGAGCAACTTCAAACCTTTAGGCGCTATTTCTTGTATGTGGTTAGCTATGTCGATAGACTTGGCATCTCTAGCGGATTGCATAATGCGGAGTTGCCGTTTGGTAATTTCGCTGTTTGCTATATTACCTACTGTAGCTGTGGTAATTCCGAGGTCTCGGGCAATATCCACCTTCTTCCTTCCCAGGACTAATTGCCGAAGTACCTCGTGGTGTTGCTCTTGTATTCTTTGCAGTTGATATTGCCGTGCTACTCTAGGAAATCGGCCCATAGTACAAACCTCCTTTTACGCCTGCAATATACAGAACAAATCGCAGAATGTCAAGGCTTTGTTAGGCTTTTCTACGTATCTCGTATGTAGTCAGCCATTTGGCTTGTTGTGGAATTGCGGCCAGAATTTGGATCGGTCAGAACACTACAATTCAATACTTATCTCCCCCTTGGGCGTCAATTTCTATGAAACATCAGCCAAAACATTTTTTTGTTTGCATTTGTGTATTTTATTCTGTACATTATATTACATTCAAATGCCGTTCTTTGACAATTGTTTCACACCGTGTCCGTTCCCCATAAAAGAAATGGAGGAACGTCATGGAAACAAATGGATTTTTTACGTCGGATGAATTGTCATATACATTGACAACACGTCCAAAGAATGCGCCGGACGGTACGGCCGGAACCAAAACACGGGTAACAATCACGGGGTTAATGTCGGCAACCGAGGATACAATAAGAGAATATATCGAGCGTGGTTCACGGGTGCCCGTACAATCCAGGATACGCCCCGAAAGTGTGGATGATACCCCAGCACCAGAAACGTACGAGGTTGACGTAAATACGTTGTTGGGTCGTGGTGCCGTACGGATTGAATATGTACCGTTGACACCCGAACAACAGATAGCAGCCCAGAAGGTTGTTATCAAACGGCGAAATCCGAACATTTCCGAGGTCGAATGCCATAATCTGGCGATTAAAGAAATTACCGAGGCATTCACAAAACGGAAAAAACAAGAGAAATGAAACAAGAAATGGTAAACCCACACCCGGAACGGACACGGTGAAATAACTAAAACAACAATCCCTTGTTTCGATTGGTGAAACAAGGGATTATATTTCGGAGGAATGACGTTATGGCTAAGATATACGATACAATACAAGAGGACGTGGTGTCGGTGGACAGCCACGTTCCAGAGCATGAATGCTCCGAACACTTCCATGGTTGGGGAGCCGTTTTACACACTGAGAATGGTACTCGGAAAAAGATGGGTCATTGTGATATATGTGGAAGGAAGATGACCAGGGTGTATCGGAAACATTAACGGGGGTAATTATGGGTAATTGTCCGGAGAAAGGGTGCGACGGTACGATGAAAATGTTGTCGGTGTACTCGTCGCCGTCCTTATTCGTAGCTACATTTGCATGCGACAAGTGCGGACGTTCTGACGAAGCCCGTACGTGCACACCGATTATTACTCGGTATGTATGGAGAGGGATAGAGGTAGCACTGGAGGCAGCAGATATCGATGATAAGAACATCGAGGACGATATAAAAGATATACTGAAGTAATGTTTGCTTGTTACGTTTACATAAAATTGTAGGTTTTGTAGGTTTTGTAGGCTAGGTACATTATAAACACATATAATAATATTATTATATATATATATATATACAGGTTTACATAATATAAAAAATATATATTATATATATATGATGAGGGTAGCCTACAAAGCCTACAATGCCTACAAATTGACACAAATGAAACAAGGGAGGAACAATGGACAAGGACGAGATGAGTATCGAAGAGTATCTCAACAGCTCGTGCGTGATAGAAATTATGTATCACGTATTGAGAAGAGAGAAGAAGCTATCACATAGGGAAGCAGTAAGGAGGCTCAAGGCTTGGGTGGATACTGTTACGGGGATAGCACTGTTGGACTACAAATAAGGAGGAACGATGGACAAGTTAGAGATTTATGACATCACCGTGCTTAAGACAGACGGTACGTATGTGAGACTTACCGGGACGTGGGAACTGTATATTAAGTTCATTAGTATACACGAGTACCACAAGGTGGACGATGAGTGGAAAAGCTCACAGACTTCCTACATGTTCAACTGGAATTTTATCGACGAGATACGCCGTCGTAGAATTTCGGGATAACATCATTGCTTGTTTCGATTATCGAAGCAAGCAAATTAAACAGGCGGGCACTATGATAATATACTATCTAATCATGATTGTAGGCTCGACGCTGCTGGTTCTTGGAGCTGTGTGTTGGGTGGTTGAGATTGTGAAGTACATTGTCAGGTTCTGGAAGCGTCGTGATGTCTAGAAAACACAAATTCGTCTGGGAAGACGACTATGTATTCCTGGAACGTAGGGAGTCCGACTACGACAGGCAGCATATAGGGTTTACAGAAGTGTGGTATTGCCGTAGTATGGACTCTCTATGTTTTATCGAAGGTCTAAGAAAGAAAGGAGGTGAGATAGATGGTGATAAAAGATGTAAAGGATGTTCGTACAGCTAGGGCGTACTTGGAGGAAAAACCTACCTACACCAGAGCGTGTGCGGTTACGAGACTCGAGAACTCCTCGAATGCATGGTTCCGCAGACTTCCCTGCGGTTTCTGTGCGCTGGCGTCGATAAAGCCTACCGACAGCCGTCGCCCTTGTTCTAAATGTCCAGCCCTACACCCATGCAGTTTGCTCCGAGCAATAGCAATAGAGGTCGGACTGGACATGCGTCGGGATATAGTACTGTTCGGGCTGAGGAAGTTCAGAGCGAAGTTATCGAAGGGAATACAGGTAACAGAAGCTGAATGTCGGGAGGCACTGAGGGAGTTCTTCTCAAAGAACAAAGGAGGACAGTATGGTAACATCTGACGTACATCTGGAGATGCTGGAGCTCAGAGAAGAACGGGCTTTGAAGAAGTTAGCTCGTCTGGTTTCGGAGCTCAGTATGGGTTGGGACAATACTGTCAAGAAAACCATGAAAGCCCTGGACCTGGCACTCGAGTACGCTAAGGCGTATCACGAAGTAGAAAAATATAAGGAGGGATTATGATTACCAAAGAGCATTTCCTGAAGCTCGAGAAGGAGCTGGAGCGTAAGCTGTACAATACCGAAACAGCTCACGAAAGTTCATCCGTACGTGCGATGGTTAATGCATTCTATAGTATGGAGACCATCGCGAAGACCTTAGTTGCGATAGGGCAAGTTCTTATCGAAATAAGCAAAGAGTAAGGAGGACAGCTATGTCTAATCCATCTATTATCGACAGACTAGGCACCTGTATAGACCTCGGAGAAGGGATAGCCACGGTGTCGGGTCGTAATGTTGGCTGCGGCCAGCCAGACTGGGAATTGGTAGACGCCCAGATAGAGGGTCTGCTCATACAACTCGAAGAAGCTCGGGCAGGTCTCAAGGAGCACATAGAGAACCTAGTACGTTACTCGGAACTTCTAAGGAAAGGAGACCAGCAATGCTGAAGTTTACTGAAACACTAGCGTTTATGAAGCACTGTAAACACAGTGTACGTTATCAGAATGGTGATAACAAGTTCGTAACGAACATCTACATCAGAAACGAAGCCCTTAATACGATGGCTGTTCCGAACAAAATTAAGATAACTGTAGAGGAGGTAAAATGAAAACGGTAATAGGTAGATACGTACCGATAACGGTGTATATCAAGGACTCTCGGGGCCGCACACGCCGTCGTAGGACGATATCTAGGAAACTAATGAACTACACTGTTCATGTGGAAGGTATGGGGTACAGCCGGCAGACTAGTATCCTTGTCGTACGGTACCTAAATGGTATATATCCTGTACTTGTTGAGAAAGCCGAACGGTCGGCTGGCTCCTGTCAGCTCTGTATCCATCTAGACAACTGGTTGTTTCCTTAGTCCAGTGATGTACAATAAACCAAAATAAGCCTTGAATTTGTTGGTTTGGTTTTGTATATTGCATAC